GGCGAAACCTGGGAGGAAGCCGGCGAAAGTCTAAGCGAACATTTATTAATGGATAGAAAAGAAAATTACGCAATTGATGCTATCCCGCCGGAGGTGCTTTTATTGACCGCCGGGGCCGACATTCAAAAGGACCGCATCGAGGTATCGATTGTCGGTTGGGGATTGGACCAGGAGTGTTGGATTTTGGACCACGTTGTAATTTACGGCGACCCGACCCAGCAAAAGGTTTGGCGCGAACTGGACGACGCTTTAACCCAAACCTACGACGGCCATAGAATTGCAGGGGCAGCGATTGATTCGGGTTATCTGACTGAATATGTTTATCAATTCACAAAGCCCAGGAGCAGCCGCCGCGTTTTTGCGATCAAAGGCCAGGCTGGAATGGGACGGCCATTGACCACTAAACCCAAGCCCGTGGGAAGGACCAGAACACCAATGTATACCGTTGGTGTAGATACGGCCAAACGAACCATATACAGCCGATTAAAATTAACCAGCGGCGAGGGATATATTCATTTTGGTGTCGACCTGGACGAAGAATATTTTTTCCAATTAACCGCCGAAAAAATGGTTACAAAATATCGACGCGGTTTTCCGATCATGGAGTTCATCAAAACCAGGGAGCGAAACGAGGCGCTTGATTGCTTGGCGTATGCTTATGCAGCCCTGGATAATTTAAACGTCAAACTAGCCGCCCTGGCAAGTAAGCGTGCAACAAAACACAATGCCGCGATACCATCGGAGCCAGAAAAAAGCGCGCTTATGTCGACAGAAAAATCAACCAGGAAACGGACAACCAGGAGAACAAAAAAAGGCAATTACGCCACCAGGTTAAAATAGGAGAAAGGCGCGGCACTATAAAGTTGCGTCAAATAAAAAACACACCTATACCTATCACATATTTTCTGTGGTGGTAATAAATGTCAAATCTGTTTGATAGCAACGAATACCCGGAGCGAGAGCCACTTGCATTTATCGCCGGTGATCGATGGTCGTGGAAACGCCTAGACCTGGCGCCATATTCAAGTGGTTATGCTCTAACCTATTCAGCCAGGCGCGAAGCCGACGGCGGCGAAGAAATCACCATTACGGCATCGATCAGCGGAACCGACTTTATCGTTGAAATTCCTAGCGCAACAACGGCCGCCTATCCCCCAGGCGTCTATCATTGGCAAGCGTATATCACTCGCGCAAGCGACAGCCAACGTATCACAATCGATTCTGGCACGTTTGACGTTAGCCCCAACCGGGACCTGGCAACATCTGACCCAAGAAGCCACAACAAAAAGGTTTTGGATTCAATAATGGCGGTGATTGAAAAACGGGCTACCAAAGACCAGGAAAGTTATTCCTTGAATGGCCGTTCTTTAACTCGCACGTCTGTCGAAGAATTACAGCGTTTAAAAAATAATTACCAGGCAATGTATAACGCCGAGGTGCGGCGTGAGCGAATTAAAAATGGGCTAGGCCACTCAGGCAAAATCAAAACGAGGATTGTTTAATGGGCTGGTTTAGTAATAAAAAAGAAGCACCCGAAAAGCGCAAACAAAAAAACCTACAAAAGCGAAGGTATTCGGCCGGGGTAATTGATCGGTTAAACGGCGATTTTAAGGGCAGCACCCTTTCAGCCAATGGTGAATTACTTAACGTTCTGCCAGTGATACGCAGTCGATCGCGCGACCTTTGCATGAACAACGATTACGCCAGAAAGTTTTTAAGCATGACGTCGGCCAATGTTGTTGGCACCCATGGAATAAAAATGCAAGCCAGGTCCAGGCGTGATGATGGAACACTCGACCGCCAGGATAATATTGCAATCGAGGCCGCATTTAACGCCTGGTCGAACATCGAAAATTGCACCGTGACCGGTCGGCAATCCTGGATTGATGTACAGAATATGGCCATTAAATCCATTGCGCGTGATGGTGAAGTTTTAATAATCATGGTTCGCGGTTTCGACAATCCGTTTGGTTTTGCGCTCCAAGTAATCGAAGCCGATCAACTCGACGAATCACTTAACAAAAATCTGACAAATGGCAATCGCATTGTGATGGGTGTGGAGTTAAACGAGTGGGGCGCGGCCGTCGCGTATCACCTACACAGCAGCCACCCAGGCGATAACATTACCCAATTTAATGGTCGACATTATAAGCGTGTCCTGGCGTCTAGCGTTTTGCATCTGTATATGTCCGATCGCCCAGGACAAAGCCGAGGGGTGCCCTGGATGCACACCGCAATAAATAGATTAAACCAGGTTGGGGCATATGAAGAAGCCGAACTAATCGCAGCGCGCATATCGTCTAGCAAAATGGGTTTTTATACGTCACCCGACGGCGACCAGTACGTTGGCGACGAAGACGAAGACGGCAATTTATTGATGGATATGGAGCCGGGCGTTTTAGAACAATTGCCCGCTGGTATGGATTTTAAAGCATTCGACCCACAGCACCCAACCAGCGCATACCAGGCGTTTATTAAAACCGCGTTGCGTGGTGCAGCCAGTGGTTTAAACGTTGCCTATAACACCCTGGCAAACGACCTGGAAGGCGTTAACTTTTCGTCTATCCGGTCCGGCGTACTTGAAGAAAGGGAACAGTGGCGAACTATTCAAAACTGGTTGAGCCAACAGCTTTGCCGCCCGGTCTATCGTGCCTGGTTGGTGCAGGCTTTGACAACCCAAGCCCTGGCACTACCACAGCGGAAAATGGAAAAATTCACAAATGTTGAATTTCAGCCGCGAGGATGGGCTTGGGTTGACCCATTGAAAGACCAGCAAGCCAGCAAGCTAGGCATTGAAATGGGCATTATGTCCAGGACCGAAGTTGCAGCCATGGCGGGTCGGGACTTTGAAGATACCCTGGCGCAGTTGCAAGCCGAAAACGAATTATTGAAACAATACGGCATTGCCGTTGAACAAGTTGAAACCCCAGGGGGGCCAAATGAGCAGCAACAAGACGATTAATACAGGTTCTTTGCATCGGTCTTTTGATCTATCCAGGGACGCAATTAACGAGGATGCCAGGACAGTTGAATTGGCGTTCTCCAGCGAGTCACCGGTTGCAAGGTGGTTCGGTGATGAAATCTTGGACCATGACCCTAAATCCATTCGCCTTGGCCGGTTGAATGATGGTGGTCCGGTTCTAGTAGACCACGACGGAACCGACCATGTTGGCGTCGTCGAGTCTGTGGTTATCAGTGGCGACCGGATTGGCCGGGCACAGGTTCGCTTTGGGAAAAGCGCACGCGCCGAGGAAATTTGGCAAGACGTTAAAGATGGCATTCGTAAAAGTGTAAGCGTGGGATACCGCATACACAAAATGGCTTTGGAATCTGAAACAGACGGCTTGGAATCCTACCGGGCAACCGATTGGGAACCGTACGAAATTTCAATGGTCAGCGTTCCAGCCGACGCCCAGGTGGGTATTGGTCGTGCAGTGGCCGGAGAACACATTACCGAAGTTACAAATGCACTAATTAAACCAGTAGAGGAATCCATAATGGATACGAAAGCACCAGAAGTTGAAACAGTAATCGACAATACATTTGCACTAGAGGACGTGAGAAAAGCCGAGCTAGGCCGAATCACAGACATTGAAGCGATCGGCGCGCAGCACGGTTTTACAACCGACGCACGAAGCGCAATTACCAGCGGTCAATCTGCTAACGAATTTCGCAGCCACGTTTTAAACAATATCAGCAAGCCAGCACCAGTTATTTCAACCGAAATTGGTTTATCCGAAAAGGAAGTGCGCAATTTTTCGTTTATGCGTGCTATTCATGCCTTATCTAATCCAAATGATCGTCGCGCCCAAGAAGCGGCAGCGTTTGAATTTGAAGCGTCACGCGCAGCGAGTGAGCAAATGGGCCGACAAGCCCAGGGCATTTTCATACCTAGTGAAATTTTAAAGCGTGATCTAAACGTGGGTACAGCAACCGCCGGCGGCAATACTGTTGCAACCGACTTGTTAAGTAATTCGTTTATTGAGTCGCTAGAAAACGCCATGGTCGTTGCTAGTATGGGAGCAACAATGTTGCGCGATCTTAATGGCAACGTTGCTATCCCACGTCAAACTGGTGGTGCAACAGCGTATTGGGTTGCTGAATCTGGCGCTGTTACTGAGTCGGCGGCAACGTTTGACCAGGTAACAATGTCCGGCAAAACTGTTGGCAGCTTTAGTGATATTTCTCGAAAGCTATTGCTCCAAAGTTCAATTGATATTGAAGGTTTTGTACGCAACGATTTGGCAATGCGTTTGGCCATGGCGATTGACCTGGCGGCGATTGCCGGCACTGGTTCAAGTAACCAGCCTACAGGCATTTTGGCCACCACCGGCATTGGCGCTGTAACATTTGGCTCGGCGGGTAATCCGACTTTCGGCGAAATGATCGATGTTGAATCGCAAGTTTCTATCGACAACGCTTTGTTTGGTTCTCTTGGTTATGTGTCAACAGCCGCAATGGCTGGCGCCATGAAGCAGAAAGCAAAGGACAGCGGTTCGGGTCAATTTGTAATGGCTAACGGCCAGGTGAACGGCTACCAAATGGCTGTGACCAATCAAATGACGGCCAACACCGCTGTGTTTGGTAACTGGGCAGATTTGATAATCGGCATGTGGGGAGGCTTGGACATTAACGTTGACACGTCCACTGGCTCTGCGTCTGGCACCGTTCGCGTAGTCTGTATGCAGGATGTCGATATTGCTGTTCGTCACGCGCAATCGTTCGCTAAAGGCTCTGGTGGTTCGTAAACCCTAGACACTGTGGCGGGGTAAAACCCGCCCACTTTTAACCAGGGGGAATTTATGCAAGTAAAGATTTTAAAAGCAACCGCCGCAAGCGGTACAGATTTGTTAGTCGGTTCGATCGCCGAAGTAAGCGAACAAGACGGAAAAACGCTAATTAGGATGGGCAAGGCCATGGCATATTCTGCCCCAGCCGAAGCACCAAAGAAAAGTAAAAAGAAGATTTAGATATGGCATTCGACGAAGATTTCAGCGAATTTTTTGATTTAGACGGTTTTGGTATCCAGGCCATAATTGGTGGCACGTCAGTCGTTGGTATTTTTGAAGAAACTTTTATTATTGTCCTGGGCGTTGAGGGGTTGCACCCTACATTCACATGCGCCCAGGCAGACATTCCAAACGCGTCGCATGGTGATTTAGTGGATATTGAAACGGTCGCATATAAAATTCACGGGATGCAAAAAGACGGTACCGGAATGATTGTTTTAATTTTAGAGGACCAGGCGTAATGGCACACGCCAGGCAGCAAATAAGAGAGCAGTTAGCCACGACCTTAACGGGGTTAACGACAACCGCCGCCAGGGTGTTTGATACCCGGCTTTACTCACATGACCAATTACCGTGTTTAACCGTTTTTGCAGACAAAGACACGGTGGACGATGAGAAAAGCAATAGTGCAAAAAAATGGCATGACCTGGTGTTAAAAATAGAAGCCAGGGCAAAGGCAAAGGAAAGCGTCGAGGACGTGATTGATACAATTTGCGCTGAAATAGAAACAGCGATTTATGCCGATACGACGTTAAATAATAAGGTCTTGGACATAATAGTTGAGGACACTCAGATTGAGTACAGCGTTGAGCAAGACCAGCCAATAGCATTGGCAACGTTAACGTTAAACGCCGTTTATAGAGTGGCCCCAGGGGCACCACAAACACTAGCAAACTAGGGATTTAGCCATGCTGATGTATAAAAAAGATTGCGAACCGGTAGACGTTTTACTGTGTCAAGTTCCAACAATGGAATTTAGAGGGTGGACTGTTACCGCTGCAAAAGAAACAGTCAAAAAAATAGCCAAACCAACAACCGAGGAAATAGAAAATGGCGATAACTAGAGGACGTGATGGGGTCGTAAAAGTAGGTACCAACACAATCGCCGAGGTGGTTGATTGGAATTTGGACCAAACTGCCGACGTGATTGAAACAACCAGTTTGACGGCAACAGCCCGGACCTATACGCCAGGCAAGACAGCCAGCACGGGTTCAGTGACCTGTAACTGGGACGAAACCGACACCGCTGGCCAGGGGGCAATGACCGCCGGGGCGATTCTCGCGTTAAATTTATACCCGGAAGGTGACGCCGGTGGTGACACTTATTACTCGTTTAATATAATTATTACGTCAATCGGCCAGGCGTCTGGCGGGTCTGATGGAATCGTTTCGGCAGTCTACGGATTCACGGTATCTGGCGCAATTACGTTAGCCACAGTTTGATTAGTTTTGCTATTCAAACCTAACAGTTTAGGCGGTTACATGGCATTTTTGCTAAAAGGCGTTCACCCGATGCGCTGAGTAACCGCCTATCATTTTCAATCGGGTATAAATAATCGGGTGATTTTATGACAGCATTATTAGAAGTAGCAAAAGTTCAGTTTAGGGACCGAATGGGCGGCGCATTAAAAAGCGTCGATGTGCCCGAATGGCAGGTTGATGGAAAGCCAACCGTAATTTACTTCAAACCCGCCATGACATTTAAGCAACAAGGCGAGGTTTTAAGCCTGGCCGGACAGGACAAACAGGTCGACGCAATAATTATGACGTTTATTTTTCGCGCTCTTGATTCTGAGGGTGTTCAATTATTTAAAAAAATACATTTTAAAGAAATTATAAACGAACTAGACCCGGACGTAATTGCCGGAATCGTGTCTGCTATGGGTGACGATAACATTGCCCTGGAGGATGCAGAAAAAAACTCTTAAAGGACCATGATTTGCGTTTCTGCATGGCGCTGGCCGAGGTTTTACATAAAAGCCTGGCTGAAATTATGGACCTATCCCTCGACGAATTGACCCTATGGGCCGCATATTTTGAGTTAAAAAATGGCAAATAATGTACAGATAAAAATTACCGCAAAAAACAAAACGAAAGCGGCGTTTCGATCGGTAACGATGGGCTTAAAAGGCGTCGCCAGCGCGGCGTTTTCTATGCGAACAGCTATTGGCCTGGCGGCCGGTGTTGCGGGAATTGGCTTCTTAGTAAAAAAAAGCATGGACGCAACCGATAGTTTGGCAAAAACAAGCCGGGCCATTGGTATATCCGTCACTGAATTACAAAGATTACGCCACGCCGCAAGCATTGGTGGAGTCGAGGCAAAAGCCCTGGATAAAGCCATGCAAAAACTGGCGATTAATATATCCGACGTTGCTGGTGGTACCGGTGAAGCCAAGGAGGCCTTTGAACGTTATGGCATTTCGGCTAAAAACATCGATGGTTCAACCAGGGGCGTCACTGATGTTTTAGGCCAGGCGGCAATCGCGCTTCAAACAATGAAAAACGAAACGGACCGGGCCAGCTTTGTTTATGATTTATTCGGTGCCAGGGGCGCGAAAGTCATTAACATGCTTAAAGACGGCAAAGACGCCATGGAGGCAATGAAACAAGAGGCCGACGACCTTGGCCTGGTAATGAGCAAACAATTAATCGAGGGGGTCGAGGATGCCAACGATTCAATCGCCAGGTTAACTGCATATATTGGCAACGTTTTTCACAGAGTCGTTGCAACTCTGGCGCCAATTATTGAGGACGTGACCCAAAAATTACGCAATTTTATACAAATTAAAATTGACCGTGAGGGTGGTATTGCCGCTTTTGCCGTCAAAATTGCCAGGGGATTTGAAGATTTATACCACCAGGCAGTGCGCGCATTCAGTGCAGTCAGCGACCTATTCGCTAAATTCAACGCTTGGACCAAAAGTTTAGACGTAAAAAGATTAGCGGCACTCAATAGGGAAGTCGATTCATTAACAAAAAAAGGTAGCAAGTTACAGCAAGTCTTTGCGGAAGGTAGCCCCATGGACTTTGCATTTGTTGGCAGTTTAACGCGTGCTGGAGTCGGCCAGGACCTTGATAACGTCATTAAAAAAATGGCCGAAGTTTACGATGAAATTGATCGTTTAGAGCAAAAAATGCGGTCGCCCATTTCTATGATACCCGACGCGTCGGGAATACAGACACGGCGAAATAATTCAGTCGACACACCTGGCAGTGCAAAGCGCCAATTAACGCAACAAAACGAAATGACTATCCGCGCGGCGCACGGATTAAAGCGTCAATTGTTTGAAATTCACCAGGGGAAAATAAAAGACGCGGAAGAGGCCAACGAAAAAATGTTGCGTTCAACTTATAAAATGTATGGGAAAGCGCGCGTGGCTGGAGAAAAATCTGCAATTGACACCAGGAGTGCATTTGAGCGTGCAGCCGACAGTCTGGAAACTACATTTACACGTTTGACGGATAGCATAGAAAATACGCTAACCGACGCGCTAATGGGGACACAATCATGGGGCCAGGCCATGCGATCTATTCTTGCAGAAGTTTTGCGCGATCAAATCAAAGCAGGCATTGTAAAACCATTTGTCAGCAGCCTATTTGGTGGCGTTGGTTCAGCCATAAATTCGGCCATTGGCGGTCCATCCTCAACAGCGGTCACATTCAATATCAACGCAAACGACACCAGGGGTTTCGATCAGCTTTTACATGATCGACGGTCGCAGATTGTAGGGATGGTTAACCAGGCAGTTAACGATAATGGACAAAGGGCAATCGCATGAGTTTTCCGACGTCACCAACATTTAATGCGGTTAATTTTAAAAGTGAATCGCCGTCGCTTTATTCAAATACTGTCAGCGGTCGGACCCAAAGCAGAAAAGTGGGCGGCCAGAAGTGGTCGTTTACAGCTACTTACCCACCCATGACCAGGGCAGAGTTTAAGCCAGTATGGGCTTACCTGGTGGCCAAACAGGGCCGCCATGGCGTGTTTACAGTAGTTCCACCAATCATTGCATCCACTACGGGAACAGCCAGTGGGACCGTCATATGCACGGCAGCGGTAGCGGGTTCGTCCTCAGTCACAATATCAGGTTTGACCGGTACCCTAGAGGCGGGAGATTTTATTAAATTTGCCTCGCACACCAAAGTTTATATGCTTAAAACTAACCAGGATGGTGACGGTGCCATTTCTATAGAGCCGCCACTAATCGCAGCGGTGCCAAGCAATAATCAAATGTTTTATGAAAATATAGCGTTTACGGTTCGCCTGGCAAATGATTTACAGGAATACCAATTAGGTGTTAGCCAACTTTATAAAATAGATTTAGATTTTGTGGAGGCGTTTTAGTATGTCTCGCACCATTCACGCAGATACCCTAGTAAAATTGGCATCTAATCAGTTTGAAACCGCCCACCTGGTTAAAATTGATTTTTCAACGGCCGTCTATCTTACCGACAATTCATATGCCGTCACTCATAATGGAAATTCATACCAACCAGGGGGCCATTTAATCGGTCTATCTGAAATAAAAGAAACGGCAGAATTAAAGGTCGGTAGTTCAACCCTATTATTATCCGGCGTAGAGCAAACGTATATATCTGCAATCCTGGGCGGCGCGTATGTAAACCGCCAGGTCTTAATACATAGAGTTATTTTAGAAAATGGGGCTATTGTCGGCGCACCTATTTTGGTCCTGGATGGGCGAATTGCTCATTTTTCAATAAGCGACGCCGAGGACAGTAGCCAAATACAGCTAACAATTGCATCCCATTGGGCAGATTTTGAGGGTAAAAACGGCCGGGTCAGTAATGATAATTCACAGCAAAGTGCATTCCCTGGTGATAAAGGAATGGAATTTTCAGCACAATTAATCCGCGACATAAACTGGGGTAGGTAATGGCCATTTTTGCTGCAATCACAGCGTTTTTCGCATTCGTCGGAAATGCAACGTTAACCTACTTTGCCGGATTATCGATTCAATCGATTATTACAAATTTAATTATTTCCTGGGCGCTCGACGAACTATTGGCCCAGGAGTTTGAAGATTTACACAAAGGCACTCTGGTCAACAAATCTGCCAATAACGCACCAATACCAGTGGTTTACGGGGTCCGAAAAATAGGTGGCGTGCGCTCTTTTGTTGGAACTAGCGGGGCTGATAATACATATTTGTGGGTAGTTCTTACACTTGCCGAGGGTGAAATTGAGGCGATTGACGACATTTATATTGATGATATTTTGTACAATTCTGACAGCAAGCATTTTAACAATGTAGTAATTAACAAATACACGGGCACGGATTCCCAAACTGCAAATTCTGATCTGGTTGCGGCCAATATTGGCTGGACTTCAAACCACCGTTTGCGCGGCCTGGCTTATGTCGTTTGTCGTTTTACCTGGGATAGAGATATTTTTTCATCGATACCAACCATTCATGCCCTGGTTCGGGGCAAAAAAGTATTTGACCCACGCAATAACGCCACTGCTTATTCTGCTAACCCGGCATTATGTTTACGAGATTATTTAACGAACAGTCGCTATGGAAAGGGGTTGCAAGCGGCATCGATCGACGACACTCTTTTTGGCGCAGCCGCAAACAAATGTGAAACCAAGGTTTTGCCCTACGCGAACAGCCAAACGTTTATTGTGAGCGCCGCCGGTGGAAATTTTGTGATTGATGGTGCAGCAAATAAAGCATTCACATTTTTAACTGGTACAACGTACACATTTGATTTGTCAGATTCAAGTTTAGGCAATCACCCATTAAGATTTTCAACAACGAATGACGGTACGCATGGCAGTGGCGCTGAATATACTACCGGTGTCACAGTTACGGGCACACAAGGCCAGGCCAATGCGTCTATTTCGATCGCCATTACCGAGTCAACGCCAACATCGATTTACTATTACTGCGCTAATCATTCGGGAATGGGCGCAGCAATAACCGTGGCAAGTGGTGTGGCAGAGCAAAATTTATTCGATTGTTCAATGGTTTTAAATACTGATAAAACCTTAATCCAAAACACCAAAGAACTAATGGCAGGCTGCCGGGGTTTGATGCCTTACCAGGCTGGAAAATTTGGCCTTATTATTGAGGACCAAAAATTTGGAAATGCTGTTTTTGATTTTAACCTGGACCATATAATTGGTGGCATAACGATTGAGTCAGAAAAGAAATCAACAAAATATAATCGCGCGATTGTAACGTTTGCAAACCCAAACAAAAACTGGCAATCAGACACCATAGATTGGCCAGCGTATGGAAGTTCGGCGCACAACGCCTATCTGGCAGAAGATAACAATACTGACCTGGTTGGCCGATTGTCATTGCCCAGTATTACTAATATTTACACCGCAATTGACCTGGCAGAATTAGTGGTAAAGCGTTCCAGGGCGGGATTGAAGGTGGCCATGGAATGCACCAGCGAGGCGTTAAAATGCCAAGTCGGTGATATTGTGACCATTACCCACCCAACGCCAGGCTGGACCAGTAAAGAATTTCGCGTGATGTTAACCAGTTTAATGCCGTCCGGCACTGTCATTTTAAACCTGGTAGAACACCAGGATAATATTTACCCCTGGGGGACAAAGACAGAGGCCGCAAGTAGCCCATCGACGAATTTGCCGGACCCGTTTGTTGTTGCGCCGCCAACTAACCTGGCAGTAAATGTGGGGTCGAGTCATTACCTGGTGCAAACCGATGGGGCGATTATTGTACGCTCCCAGGTGAGTTGGACGGCATCTGTTGACAAATTTGTTGATCGCTATATTGTGCAGTGGAAATATTCAAGCGATTCAGTTTACGCAAATGACAAAGTGGTCAGTGGCATAACGACGTTTATTTCAGGATTTAAAACCGGCGAAACGATCGATGTGCGAGTTAAATCAGTGTCGACGGTTGGAGTTTCAAGCGCGTATTTGATTGTGAGTAACACCGCCGTCACCGCC